ATACAATGGTCTGAAAAATGATAAGAAGCAACTGTCCCCTTCGGGTCGCAGCTCCATTGATTTTTCCAATGTACCTGTATCTAATTCAATTGAACCATTTAGATAAATTCGTGCGCCATTGGTATCAGGATTGTAGACAAATGCCATATGATACCACTGGTTTTTTTGAATTGTTGTTGAGCCGGTAAATTCTACATTATTAGCTAAAGCAAAGCTGAAGTTGCCTATTTCTGACCTATTAAAGCCAAAGAAAAGTTTATTATCTTTAGATAATCCTAGTCCCCACATCCAATAATTTTCAGTTAGACTCAATCCGTTGTAATCAGGGTTTCGTCTGTACAGTGACACAAAGCATAATTTGTGTTTGTCAATTTCCCCTGCAGGAATAGTTTTTGTGTGTGGTACATAGTCATCATCTAGCTGAAACCAAGTTTCAAATGTATAGGGATTTTGATTCCAAAATAATGATCTATGATAGATTCCTCCGTCAGGATTTCCTTCCCTTGATTGCGGCACAAAGGTCATATTGGCGCCTTCGGCATGCATTTTTAGACTAAAGTGCCCTTCGGGTTGTTTTGGTCTGTCAGACAAGATTAAATCACATAAACTTTCTGGATTCTTTTTTCTAAATGGATATTTAATTACAAGCACACCGCTGGGTCCAGTAATGTTTGAATAATATTTGCCGGCAGTAACATGACCGTCGCTCCACCCCCTTAAACCTGAACCAAAGTATTTAGGAAATTCATAGCTGCTCTGTTGCATAGTACTACCTGACCCGCCGGCGCCATATGGGCCGGCCGGTAGCACACCAGCAAAATTGACTGTGGCAGGTCGTCCACCGGGTGTAGAAGCAAAGTAGCTAGATTGTGAGCGACCTGGGCTGCCTAATCCTCCACCACTGGGTGCAGCAATAGACAGTCTCCTTACAATTTCGTTGTTTACAAGACCACCGCCATGATGCCCTACAGCCTTATATTTGCCAGATCCGATTACTACCGATGAAGTTGCAGGAAATATAAAATTATACCATGGATTAAAATCATCTATAGCTTTTGAAAGAGCAATGGTATTTGGTGTTATAACATGTTTTTTACTGCTAGCATCTGTAAACGTAGTGCTGGTAAACAATAAAAGACTGGTAGATGCAATACTAGTAAAAGGTTGTGTAGGCACTGAGAAATTAGCTGTATAGATTTGATTACTGCTAATTCTAAAATTACTCAAATAGTAATTTGAACCTAAATCTTGCCCGGTGAACCCAAGTGCCGGAGAGCCACCAATAATTGTTGTAGCAGTAGACTCAATGGTAAATGTTCTTGTTGCATTAAATGCGGTGAAATTAGCACCAGGAACAATATCCGCTGTGGTTGTTCCACGTGCAGTCTGTGACTGGCCATTTATGTATATGGTCCACGTTCCTGCGTTTCTTGTTATAGCCACATGACTCCATTTATTTAGTTCAGGTCTGGCGTCGGTAAAAAACTGCTCTACAGTTGAATTTGTTCCTGTAGTAATGTAGGTAAATGCCAAACCTCTACCAAATAGACCTGATGATAAATTTATTCTGTAACCCTTGGATTCATCGGTGGTGGTCAGTATGCTATATCGGTTGGTTAAATCAGTTTTACCAGTACCACCTTCAATGATTTGAGCAGGATCCAACACTGGATATATCCAAAAATCTATACAAAACTGCGTAGCTAGTGTTACTGCGGCCGGCGGTATGGTTACGGTAGGATAATTGTTTTGTGTGGTTCCACTCCAAGTATTTGTGAAATCATAAGAATATGATTGAGATCCTGTATTACTTTGAGGAATATTAAATTGTATGTCTTGGACTCCATCAAGGAATACACGACAAATATTACCGGTTCTTGTAATAGCTGCATGGTACCAACGGTTTATATTTAATTTTGTAAGACCATTAAATTTGATTAGTTCTTCTTTTTCCGAGGTAGGCGAAGTATTGCCCAGTATGGCATTTATGCGGCTAAGGTCTTGGTCTAATTCTAGTGTAAAAAATGCACCAGCTATCTCAGAGGGACTGGAATCATTGAAAATGCTGAACAGTGTTTGTTTCTGAGTCACCACAGGCTTGAACCAAAAACTTACAGTAAAATCTTTGTCAAAGTCTAGTCTACTAGATGTATCTCTTACTATGATAGATCCACCACTGAATTCTGCTGATCTAGTCGAACACACTGTTTCGCCGCCGGACCAGACATTGGCATTAGCCAGTATAGCTGTAGATCCTGCATTGGCTATGCCTACTGTATTTTGAGCATAAGCCAAGATCACAGTTCCTGCGTCAGATACTGTGGTGTCTGCGGGAATAAAATCTGCTGTATATTTGCAGGTAGTAGTTATATGTAATTGACTTAGCACAGCTCCATTACGTGATGAAGAGGTCCAAGTTGAAGCTGCGGTCGGAACAGTTCCATCGGTGTTTATTTTTTTAATTTTGCCCAATGACGATGCATACACACATTGTGAAACCAAAGTTCCATTTATAAACATTCTAAGAATGTTATTTGTATCTCTAGCAATGGCCACATGATTCCATGTGTTTGCTAGCAATCCACTGTCTGCGGTAGTAGAAATAATTTCTGGGTATAAAAAATCTCGGTAAGATGAACTGGAAGTTGTAGAAGTATTGGTTTGAGTACTTACTCGCAATTTAATAGTATTGGCGGTATCCATTGCCAGTAAGAACCCAGAACTGCCGGCGGATCCTACATTATTTGCTTCATCTTCTAAGATTGTGGAATAGGTTTCGTAATTAAAAAAACTTTCTTGAATCTTTGTAGGTTTGACAAAAAATTCTATAGTAAAAGTACCTGTAGTTAAAAGTGGACCAGAGTTGCCGGCTCTAAAATAATCTATAGTATTGTAATAATCTGACCTTGGAATACTGCTATATTGAGGTGAACCTATCCAACGACTAGAGCTGGCACTGTCTCGTGCTAATAAGTTTATGTTTACTGGTGCAGTATGTGCGTTGCCAATGGTAGCAGCGTTATTCATAGTTCCCACTGAGATTATTCGATTTTTTTCTGCCCCTAGTAACATTTTTGTACTGGCAGTTACCGATATATTTGGATTAGGAACTGTGATATAATCGGCAGTAGGTAAGTAAAGAGCATCAGCTGGATTATTTGTGTCGTGAAAATGGAAATTACTAATATAACCATTGAAATTAGAAAATTCTATGTTTGCAGAGGTACGTTTTAAAAGATCTCCGGTACGCTGGGATCCTGTCAAAGGTCTATAATATATTCTCTGACCATTTACAAACACTGCGAAACCATTGGTCGCCCATGACATCACAATGTGTTTCCATTTGTTGCTTTGGGTTTTTTCCAATGTTACAGTGACAGACGTAGCTCCCTCCCATTGATTGATTCCAGAACCAGTATAACCTGTCACGAACGTAAAATTCAGTATCAATTGGTTACCATTTTTTTGCACCAAGAAGGGACGCAATCCGTCGGCTGTGGGAGGTAAAATTACATTTACTGTACCAAGACTAGATTCATCTACTCTATCGTAGTCAAGTATAAAAAATTCAATATTGATATTGCTTCCCCATTGACTTTGAGGATAATTCATATTAGCACTGACGGTGACTGTATCTCTATATCCTTCTGTACCGGAATTGAAACCACGATAGTATCCCATTTTTAGTGCATAGGCATTATGTTCTATAGGATTTTTATCTATTAGATATACGTCGTTGAAATTGTCAATAGTGCTTCTATTGCTTTTGTCTTTTAATAAGTTATTTTTATTATTGAATAGGGAGACCGCGGTGTTATTTGTAATTGTTTCGAATTGTGTAGGTACAGTAAAGTTGGCAGTATACTTAGACTCATCTATATAGATATTAAAATCCGACATTGCGCCGTAATATGGTATACCAATGGTGCCAAGAGGTTTGGCAACTTGTGTTGTGGTTGATCCTATTTGTTTGACAGTGCCTTGAGCAAAATTAGATTGACCACCAATTTGAGGCACCGCGGTTATTTTATTACTGTCAACTGTTACATAAGACCCTGACCCCGATGGTCCAGACACACCTTGCCTAAATATAGACAACGATATATCTCTATTAGAGTAAGCAGGTATACTTGCACCCGTACCATTTATAGTTGCACCACCATAGGCTTCGACGATTTTGTTTGTCCCTAAACTAAAACTAGTTGGATTACCGTTACCTACATCTGTAGCTGGATTCATTACCAGTCCAGATCCCACGGTAACAGTATAATTACCTAAACTTAGATTGCCAATGTCGGCAATTACCAGGCCCCCGGCTCCACCACCGGGATTGACATGTCTTGCGTCTCTTCCGCTGTAGGGGTATGATTTAATAGTGTCAGCGGCTCCACCACGGCCTCCTGCACCCACAGCTAAAATTCCTATATTAGCATATTCTGCTTTGCCGGCTAAACTTAGTATTCTAAATGTACCGTTGGCTGTAAAACAGTGTAATTTATATTCGTCTGCATAGGATTCACTGCCTCCTATGGCATCTATAAATGGGTAGGTACTAGAAATAATTGCTATACCATTACCTCCACTTTGGCCCCGAATAGACCCGCCAAAACCTGACAGTAATAGATTTCCATCTATTCTGGTTTTTTGTGGATCATCCCAATATTTTGGTGCTCCATAATAATCATTGTTTCGATAAAGATTGTTTACAGAGATTCCGTTGTCATTGTAATTTGTAAGTTCGTTTTCAACTTCTCTATATACGAATCCTTCGGCTACAGTGCTTACAAATTCTTTACCCCTGAGCCCATTTAAACCATAAACTGTGGTTTCAGATGTTTGCTGTAAATCTTGTTGTAACCCACCGCCAGAACCACCATGCCCGCCGGCGCCGGCTGTTTCCCTTGTATAATCTAAGTTTTGTGGATCGGTTGGTTCTGGTATGGCTGCATTAACGGTGCCTTGATAATTAGGGTTTCTACTGTAATTTCGCGGCAGTTCTATATTAAATCCGGCACCACCACCGCCACCGCCGCCGGGTGCAATCAACAAATAATCTGCACCTTTTAAAAATTCTGTGCGGCCGCCGCCGGCACCACCGCCACCACCAAATTTTTTGTCTGTGGTGGCTACACCAGCATTGTTACCCTTGTTGGCATTAGTACTACGTGCAACTCCACCGCTTTTACTGGATACATTTGATAGACCGGCATTGCCACCTAGACCTAAAGTAACCTTGTATGCTGACTTAGTTACATCTACTGTACCAGCCATATGATAGCCTGGACTGCCCCAACCTATATTAGCGGCACTGTTCCCCGATCCGCCGGCACCTCCACCGGCACCATACAACTGTAAATTTATATTTGCTGCGGTTTGAGGAGTTATCGTATAGGTTACGGTTTTGCCTTCGGGCATCAAAACCAAATCGCCGTCAGTGAAAAGATTCCACTCGGTTTTGCCTCGATAGGCAGGACTAATTTTCAAAACCAAAGATTCTTGTAAAACTTCTTCTTCGGATGTGAAACCTCTATAACCATATAAACTTGATATCGATGAAACTAAAGGCATAATATTTTAACCAAAACTGTAAACTTGACCAAGGAATATCCAAGAACCAATTGGATCCGCCACATTGGCCTTGATGATTGTAAATGTCTGCATATCTATCTTGTTCGACTTACCTGCTGGTGTTATACCATTTATATAACGCACAGTGACAGGTGTGCCATTTACCTGTAGTGCTCCGGATATTCTAGCGACTGCTCCTTGCTGATACAGTACAGTCACTACAGTGGCAGAGTTGGCTCTGGTAGTGGGAAAATTAGTTAAATTGATTGTGAATACACCGGCAACATTTTGATGGAAAAATACTGCACCTTTACTAAAATCATGATTGACGACACCGGTAGCACCTGATATAAACTGTATAGTTTCAAACATTGAACTAAATGTGGTAAAACTATTGACCAATAAATTACCAACGTTGGCGTTGCCGCCGGTCAACAATCCTGGTTGACCTTGAGGTCCTTGTATACCCTGTGGCCCAGTTACGTTACCGAGATTTACTACTGTGCTATCACTGTAGGTTAAAATTAAATTGCCAGCTGTAACTGCACTAGACGAAATGCCTAAGCCAGCTGAACCTGTAAATCCAACATTGCCTTGACTGCCAGTATAACCAACATTACCTGTGGGACCTAAAATACTACCTAAATTAGTAGTTGATGCATCTGTGTAGGTTAAAGAAAATACACCTTCGGCGGTCACATTAGCTGACGATATTCCTGTGCCGGCACTGCCAGTAAATCCAACATTGCCTGTGGCTCCTACGCTGCCGGCAAAGCCTACCGCAGCAAATGCTCCAGCTTCACCTCTGCTGCCTGTAAAACCCACATTGCCCTGTATACCTTGTATACCCTGCGGACCTAATTGGCCCGGAATACCTTGCGCTCCAGGCAATCCTTGATCACCTTTGTCACCTTTTTCGCCACGTACACCTGTGTTACCTGTAGCACCCTGACTACCAGTGAAACCCGGATTGCCCTGAAGTCCTTGCAGTCCTCTGGGTCCTTCGAATCCCGCTTCGCCTCTTTCTCCGCGACTACCAGTAAAGCCGGTGTCGCCTTTGCTGCCTGCATAACCGTCGGGGTCACCTTTACTACCAGTAAAACCTTTTTCGCCTATACTACCAGCATAACCCCCAGCAGGACCAGCCGGTCCCTGCGCACCTATACTGCCTGCAAATCCTGTTGTGCCACGACTACCAGTAAATCCAGCGGGACCAGTGCTGCCTAGAAATCCTCTAGGTCCAGCTGGCCCAACACTGCCTCTTAAACCTACACTGCCTTGAAATCCACGTAGTCCCTGTGTACCAGAAATTCCACGTGTACCTAATTCACCAGTTAAAGCAAATGTCCAAGTATTATATGTGCCACCACCACGTAAAAAATCAATAGACACACCAATGATATTGCCATTTATGGAAAATATTGTCCCTTCCATGAATATGAAAGAGTTTCTAATTATTCGTACTCGCTGCCCAACCGTAAAAGCACCAACTTTGTTTACAATAAAACTTTGCAAACCAAGACTCATTGTCAGTGTAGTTCCACTAGTTACTCCACTAAAATCTAAAGCATTTGCCATTTTTAATCCTTGATAGATTACTATATCCTATATTTAGCCCTTTATACCAGGGTCAGTAATAACCGGGCAAAACTTCTAAATCAAGGCTTACACTGTAATTGTCATCTATATAGACGGGACGCTCACTGTCATTGTCCACATTTATCAATTTCACTGTCAATTTATATCTACGTTGCTCCAGCTGATCTACAAATTCACGATCGATGGTAAACTCGCCATAACCTCGTGCTGCATCGGTGATTTCAACGTCGAAGGTTCCTTCGGTCTGTTTAACCTCAGGATTCTGTACAGCTATTTGAACATTATAACCCGTTAAATTGACAGCTTTGTTATCTTGATTGGCCATAACCAATTGAATAGGGTTATCAATTCCCTTATATATTTTTATTGTTCTGCTGTACACTGTACGCTTCCTTAGATGAAAAATGGTTGGGTCCAGAATCTGAACCTCTAAAATATTAGGATATAAATATGCTTTGACAGTTTGCATTTTTGCGACTTTTAGATATTTAGCCGCTGATTGTGGAAGAAGAAGACATCAAAAAATTATTAGAGCAATATCCTTTCATAAGTTATCTAACCTATGGCGGTAATGATTATATCGGTATTATACAAAATGTCGATGACATTGTTACTACAATATACGACTTTGGAGCAGTTCGATCTGAGGAACGTAAAAAGAGATTCATGGAACTAGGCGATCAATGGTGGTGGGAAAGCAATAGGTTGATACCAATCAACATATTTCTTAAAACTGATTGGCTGGAATTCAGGACCTGTTTGAAAACTATGAACAGTAAGGACGTCAAAATAATCTATGGTCCTTACGTAAGTTTGAAGGAAATTGCTGCCAAACGCAGCAAGAAACGTTCTATAACACTAATCCGTAAGATCAACTAAGTTCATATGCACTGCTACCAGATGTGCGTAAGCAGTGCCATGACTTTTTTTAAAGTAGTAATCATCATTGTCAGGCCTTTGCCAAATCGATTTCTCTATGGTCTTCCATGGACTACCGATCAAATGTCTCTTGGCTGGTCTTATCAAAGCCAAAAACATTGCCATTCGTTCTATGGAATCAACCGGTTGATCTAGTTGTCGGTAAGCATAAAACGCATTACCAATGTGTATGATTCGTTCAAAGAATGCAGAGTCACTTAGTCGATGCCAAGGAGGACTACGCTCCAAAAGTACATCGAGTTCTTCCTCACTGTGAATTTGATTGTAAACACTGACATTCAAAATATCTAATTTTATATAACCACGTTCCTCAGCTTCTCGATAATCAATGGTACTTTGATTGGTATTGGGATCATTGGGAATATCTGTGACATATATGCCTGTGTTGTGCTTTTCAATTTTGTCATCGTTGACACTGGACGCAGCCACATGTTTTATCAACTTCAGCACTGATTGTCTGTCACCAACGTCTATATCTATGTCACTGCGAAATCGTTTCATAAACCAGCCTTTGAAAGTGTTTCCTTACACCAAATAACATCAGCAGGATAATCATTGAGACGACGCATCCAAATGTCAGGGTTGATAACGGGCATGACAATGTTGATTTGATCCTCTGCTAGCTGCGATAAAAACTCCTGGCCCGAATCGCAATTATATATTACCCATGGACTTATACGACCAGTACTAATTTGAAAGCAAACTTTATTGACATTGCCATATCGAAAATAATCACTGAAACCATTTCGCAGGTCACTGTTTTGTTCTGCATATTCGACCATAGTATTCAATGATCTTTCCAGTGCATCCGACACTGCTTCCTTGGGTAGATACTGTAAAAGCCATTCAGTGTACATACTGTCTTTGGTCCAGTGATCAATTTTTTTATTGTTTTTAAGTAGCCATTCTGTATAGCTGGCAGTATTTACAGCACGAATATCACAAAGGTATCGGCCAAATTTCACAAAGGCCTTATAGTAAGGACTTTCAACAAAGTCTGTGTAGCTTTTGAATTTAGCACTACCTTGCGTTATCTCATAGAAACGTATATAGGCTCGCAATCCAAGTTGAACTCCTACTTCTTTTTCCTGTTGCCAGCGACGTTTAGGCTCACAGAGATGAGCTGCCAATGTTGATTCTTTGACATATCGGCGATGGCAATAACGGCACTCAAAGTTCAGATCGGATTTTGGAGTCATCCCATCCATGGTCTTTAGCAAGTTTAACAAGTTCATCTTTGGTGTTTAATTCCGCTAGAAGTTCGCAATCTTCAATTTTAAGCTCAGGATACAATTTTGTCAAAAAATTTACAGCCCGAGTATTTGTTGAACGTTTTTTAACGCTGACCCAATAGTGCCGCTGTGCACCCATTTGTGGACTGGCTGTGGTACACAATAGCCACTGTAATTTTTTATGTTTACTGGCGTTGACTTGAAAAAAGTCCACATTGACACGTTCATTGGTGGCCAACAAATACCAGGTTTGTAGATCTCGTGAACCTTGTACTGCACTTGAATAACGTAACATCAAGTATGGACTAAATTTTTTTTGTTCGACATCGTCTAGGGTATCATAAAAATCACGTTGTTTATGATCTAGAGCCGCTAGTTCTGCTTTTAAAGTTAGTTTTTCTGACATTTTAATTACCAAATTTGGCCAATTCTCTGCGATATATCTCAGACTCTATGTCTAATCTACTGCCAACTAGTTGACGATCTTTGGTTGTAGTAGCATATGGAGTATAATGGAACATGTTAGTGATCATATAATTAGTTTGCCCACTGCGCAAACAGGTATCAAAGATCCAGTTGTCGCCATAATAGATATCCAGCCCTGCGGGAATAGGTCTATACCATTTCTTGTTCACAAACATCATGCATCCAAATCCAAATGTATGCATACCAGTACGCCAAGGTATTAGGTCTATGTTACCGTTGGTAAATTCAGGCTGATTGAATTCTGGCCGGCCGGGACATATACCAACTACACCGGCATTTGGGTCTGACAGACTTTTAACTCTCTGGAACACTTTGAAATCAAATAGTACATCATCATTGAGTATAAGAACTTGATCATTGATGCTGTCACGTACTCCCCAATTCCAAGGCGGGTTTACAAATTTGTTTTCACCAAAATTGTAATAACGCAAACGGCTATGCCCGAGATTCAATTGCTCTGGTGTCTTAGATGGATCATTGTCATATAGTAACACTTCGCCGACCTGATCACAATCAAGAAGGTCAGCTAGAAATTGTTGGAATGGGGGGAACCTCCACATAGTGGGAATTACAATGCTAAACATCATTTACCATACCTTGGAATAATCAATGACTTCGCTGGTTCTGGATATTTCTTTGACGCAGTAAATGCATGGACTATTTGTAGTGTTAGTTTCCAAAGGCATAGCTAACAGTTGCCCGGCTTTTAACTTAGGAAAATACCATTTAACATCTTGGTAAATGTCCACTATCTCAACTGGATAAAAGTCCGGCCTAAAGCTACCTAAAGGGTTAAAAGCAAATGCACTAAATCCACGATCATTGATGCTGGTCAAGGGCACTACTTCCAGATCGCCAAAATCTTTTTCGCCGATCAATAATTGCCAATCAACAGGTAGTTTGATAGTGTATGGCCCTATACGCAGTACCAATGCTGGGCTGTTAAAGCTTTCTAAAAATATCAGTGGTATGAAAAAGTAATCAGGGTTTTTGGGATCTGAATTATCTAGAACACAAAATCTCATGTCTTCTACTTCATCGGGTACCTCGGTCATTTCGTGTGCAGTGTTTTCTAAAGTTAGTATTCTCATAATTTATTTTTGCCATTCAATTTTTTCTACCTCAAAAGGATATTGTGCTTCTCGATAAAAACTTTTACGTTTGGTAAGGTGTCGTTTGCTGAACTTACAAGTACTGGTTACGTCCCAGATTTGGACGAAGTCCTTATCTTCAGCTTTTCTAATACCTCGCCCAATTGATTGTATAACCCTAACAAAGCTCTTTCCGGGTTCCAAAAGAACCAAATTAAAAATACGAGGGATATTAATACCCACAGCGGCCACACCATAAGTCGCCACAATAATCTTGTTATTTGAAATTG